CTCTAAGGAACTTAGTGCTTGTACTCAATCTCTCAGCAATTCCCATCTCCAAGTAGTAAGGATTCAGCAAGGTAACTGGATTACCAGTCATAATAACTGGAACGTACCGAACTTGTTTGCCTTGTCCTCTTGCAATAGAAGTATGAACAGAAATGAATTTCTTAACTTCATCCGTACAGTAGTGATTAGTTTCAGATTGAAATTCATCAAAGTATAGTAAATCAACGTCGGAGAAAAAGTGTGACATTTTCTTAATACTATCAGCACAATTAAGTGGAAGTGCATAACCACAACTCATATCATCCATGAATAGTTCGTGGAAGTGTCCGTTATCTCTACTATCACTCTCCATAGTATGACCGCTAAAGAACAGACTTCCGATATCCTTGAAGAACTTTTCAGCACATCCATCAAGTTCATCCTTGAACCTATATAGAAGTCCAAACTTCCTAATCTTTTTGTTGAGATATCTATTCACACATAGCCTACTATAATAAGTAGTTTTACCACCAGTTCTGTTTGTCGTTGCCATGTATATCTCGGGAGTATTTCCGTCTAAGTCTTTCATACTTAGAAGTTGAGTTCCGTCATAATAATCAATGACCTTTTCTTCATCCATATAAAACACCTCATATGATATTATCGTTTATATATTATCATATTGATTATAACAAAAATCCCTTGACAAATCAATAATGTTCACACAATCTTCACAATTAAATATTGCAATCTTATTATCATTTTGATATAATCTAAGTGTAACAAATGAACGATTAGAGGAAAGGGGGAGCGACATGGATTGGATGGCATTAATTTCCTCACTCGGGTTTCCAGTTGTAGCTTGTATCGCTATGGGATGGTACGTTAAGTTACAGACAACGAATTACCGAGAGGATGTAAAGCAGTTGCAGATTCAGCACAAAGAAGAGATTGCCAGTGTGACCGAAGCACTAAACAATAACACACTGGTTCTTCAAAAACTTTGTGACAAGTTGGATGCTGATATGGCAAAAGAAGGAGAAGAGTAAATGTGGCACGCTAAACCAACTTACGGATATTTAAGAACATCCCAAGAAGCACAAGATAATGGATTAGAATTTCTATCCATCTTAATGGCAAGGGGTTGGACAAAAGAAGCGTGTGCTGGTGCTTGGGGGAACATCGGACATGAATCAGCGTACAATCCGTGGAGATGGCAATACGAACAGATACTTGCATCAACAGACCCAGCTATTGATACATCCACACAACACGGATATGGTCTTGTTCAGTTTACACCAGCAGGAAAATATATTCACAACCAAACGGCTATGAGTATGACTGGTTACGCTCCAAACTTTTCCAATCAGACTGGTAATGCAACAGATGGTTATGTTCAGACAATCATTATGGATATGATTGCAGACCAGCAACCTAATCCACAGTGGCAAGATGCAACTCAATGGGGATATCCTTATAGTCTTACATGGAATGAATTTAAGACTGGAGCGTACACTCCCGAATACCTTGCTAAGAGTTGGTTACATCAATACGAAAGACCATTAGACCAAAGTGCCAGTGTAGAAAACATTAGAGCAGAAGAAGCACGTTACTGGTATGACTTGTGGGGTGGTGTAGTTCCACCAATTCCGCCTACACCTACTGGTTCTTCTAAGTTTAAATGGTGGTTATATACACGAAGGAGATTTTAGCCTATGAAAACTAATGATGAAGGATTAAAATTAATCAAGTCATTTGAAGGATTAAGACTGAACGCATATGTTGATGCAGTTGGTGTCCTAACAATCGGCTATGGTCACACAAAGGGAGTGACCAAAGGTATGAAGATTACGGAAGCAAAAGCTACCGAATATCTTAAAGAAGATTTAACCGAATCAGAACACGCAGTTGATAAGTGGATGAACAAATATCAGTTCAATTCTAATCAATACTCCGCACTGGTTAGTTTCACATTTAATTGCGGTGGTGGTTCGTTAAATAATTTAGTCAAGAATGGTGCAAGGACTATAAAAGAAATCTCAAGATACATTACCCTTTACAACAAAGGTGCTAATGGAAAATATCTTGAAGGATTGGCACGAAGAAGAAAAGCAGAAAAAGCTCTATTTGACAAGCCATGTGAAGCACCAGTAACCAAGCCAGCTACTACATTATCAGATGCAGAACTTTACAACATAGCTGTTAGAGTATGCAAGGGTGAGTTCGGTGATAATGCAGAACGAATAACCGCTTTAACCAAAGCTGGCTATGATGCAAAAGCGGTACAGAGAGAAGTAAACCGAATTTACAGATTCGGCTACATCTTAGGACAGACTTACACCATTCACGTTTCTACATGGTTGAACGTCAGAGAAGCACCGAGTTTTAACTCCGCAATAATCGGTAAAATCAAAGGCGGTAAATCAATTACTCCAACCGATATCCTATGTGAATCGGATTGCATATGGATGAAACATCAGAATGGATATGTGTGTGCAAGAGGTAGAAACTTTACCTACATTTTCTAATTTCAAGAAGGGAGAAAAAACTATGGCAGTAAGAACACAAGAAGAGATTGTTAATGCTATCAAAGAGATATCGGGTGAGAGTACCGATGATAAGGTTCTCGGATTACTTGAGGATGTATCAGATACATTCAAGGATTTTCAGTCAAAAGAATCCGAGGATTGGAAGAAGAAGTATGAGGACAACGATGCCGAGTGGAGAAAGAAATACAAGGAAAGATTCTTTAACACAGAAGTTAAGGAAGAGGATGATGTATTTGAAACTAATCCCCGAAAGGAATTAGATGAACCAAAAACACCGAGTACGTTTGATGAACTTTTTAAAACAGAGTAGTGAAAGGAGATTTTATTTATGGCTATAAGAATTGCAAATAGTGTATTAAATGCAAGTACGATTGATATACTTAATGTTATCCGTCAGAACGCATCACTTGAGTATCAGAATAGCGTTCCAGTTGTTACGACAGCTAACGATATTCCAAAGGTTGGTGAGGTTCTTTATGGCACACCAGCACTTGCTAATCAGTTCGTTAATGCACTGATTAACAGAATTGCACTTGTAAGAGTTAAGAGTGCAAACTTTAACAATATGTATGCAGACCTCAAGAAGGGATATCTTGAGTTCGGTGAAACTGTTGAAGAAGTATTCGTTAGTATTGCTAAGGCAAGAGAGTTCTCTGTTGAGAAGGCAGAGCAGAGAGAGTTTAAGAGAACACTTCCCGATGTTAGAAGTGCTTTCCACACAATGAACTGGAGAGTTCAGTACCCGATTACGATTCAGGATGAAGACCTCAGAATGGCTTTCCTCAGTATGGATGGAGTACAGGACTTAATCGCTAAGATTGTTGATTCAGTTTACACCGCTAATGAGTATGACGAGTTCCTTCTCTTTAAGTACCTTATGATTAAGGCTATTGCAAGTGGTAAGATGTACCCAGTTGGTATTGATGTAAGTGACATTAAGAACGCTGGTATCAAGTTCAGAGGTACATCGAACAAGCTGGAGTTCATGGGAAGTAAGTACAACGCAAGTGGTGTTACAACTAACACAAAGAAGGCAGACCAGCAGATATTTATGGATACTGATTTTAATGCTCAGTATGATGTTGGAGTTCTTGCAAGTGCGTTCAACATGGATAAGGCAGACTTCATGGGTAGACTTAGACTTATAGATGATTGGACAACTTTTGACAACGACAGATTCGCTGTTATCATGCAGGAGTCAGACATGATTGAACCAATCACGGATGCTGAACTTGCACTTATGACAGACGTTGTTGCTGTCCTTGTTGATGAAGAGTGGTTTCAGGTTTATGACAATGTTACCAAGTTCACTGAAACATATGTTGGCAGTGGTATGTACTGGAATTACTTTCTTAATGTTTGGAAAACTGTTTCAAGTTCTCCATTCAGTAATGCGATTGTATTCGTTAAGAGTACCGCTGTTCCTACCGCACCACTTTCACTTACTGGTACAGTTGTGAATGTTGATACTACTGATGATATTACTGTTGCTACTATTGAGATTGCAGAGCCTACTGGTCTTGGTTATGGAAACTTTGAGTTCATTCAGACAGAGGATGCAGTTGAAAAGGGTATCGCAGTTCAGAAGTATGGTACTATAATCATCGGTGCTAATGTTGATACTACAACTGATACAGATGTTGACCTTGAGGTTGTATGTGGTGGTACAAGCTATTATGCTACTGTTAATATTGTTGAAACAACTACTGGTGAGGGACAGTCCGCTGTGACAACACCTTCAGACCTTGTAGTTGGAACGACAATTACATTCTCACCAAGTCAGGGTTGATAGGTAGTTGAATGATGACAAACTCGGGGAGATGAAATACTCTTCCCGAGTATATTTAAAGAAGGAGAATGAGTTATGTATGTACAACCAAATAATAGATTAGTTCTTCTTAGAAATGTACCGATGGATAAAGAGTATGAGAATACTATGTGGTGGATAGATGTTGCTACTCAGACTAATACCATGTTGAGTTTTGCTAAGTATACTTATACTCCAACTACTTATCAGAGAGTGAATAAGAATACGTGCCGAGTAAATCATGTTGCTGATGAACTGTATGATGTAAACTATATGATGTTTCAGAATACTAATTTTGGAAATAAATGGTTCTATGCTTTTGTTGATAAAGTTGATTATATCAATGATGCAGTTGCAGAGATTACTTATACCATTGACGAGATTCAAACTTGGTACTTTGATTTTACTCCACTGTATAGTTTCGTTGAACGTTGCCATAGTGCAACAGATGATATTGGTGATAACATTGTAGATGAACCACTTGGATTAGGAGAGTATGTTAGTAATAGAATAAGTCACACGGATGAACTCGAGGACTTATGTGTAGTTATTCTTACTATACCCGATACAAGCGTCATGCAGTCAACAAATGTAAGTGTATGGGATAACGTTGTTTCGGGTTGTCAAGGTAGAGCGTTTAACTATAACAATGATACACAGAAAACAGGCATAAACGCATATCTTTCGACGTTTGCCGCTAATCCCGACCAAGTTGTAGCCATGTATATTTTACCGACAGTAATGATTACTGGTATTAATCCTTCTACTGGTGCTGTTAATCCGCTCCCCGATATGGGTAGTGATGATAAAGCTGGTGTTCCTATCGAAGACTTTCAGAGTGGTGCATTTGTCATAGGTGGTACAAATGGTTTGTTACCTTTAACGTCACAGACAACACTGGATGGATATTTACCAAAGAATAATAAAATGTATACATACCCATATAACTATTTGGATATTAACAACAATGCTGGAAGTAGTTTAGCTGTTAGATATGAATTTTTTGACCAGTTAAAAGTAAGATTTGGATGCTATTGTAGCGGTTCTCTACCAGTTACTTGTAAGTTATATCCTATTTATTATAAGGGTAGTGGTGTTATTGGAAATAACCCAACACCTTATACATATGAAAGTTTAACTCTCGATAACTTCCCAATGTGTTCTTGGAATAGTGATTACTTCAAAGGTTGGTTGATTCAAAATAGTATACCAGCTATGGCAAACTTAAATGCCAGTATGTTCAATTATAACTCAATGCTTACACACGATTATAGAATGGGAAAGAGTGGTTCAGAAGTTGGTTCATATGCACGACTTGCACCAGTCAATCAGATTGCAAACATTATCGGTAGCACATGGCAAGCAAGTATTCACGCAGATGTACTGAAAGGAAATTACAATAATGGCAACATTAATGTTGCACATGATATGCAGAATTTCTACTATACTCGAATGAGTGTTAACCACGAATATGCTGAAATAATTGATAACTATTTTAGTCGTTATGGATATGCTCAAAGTAAAGTAATGTTACCACCAAGACATAATCGTTCACAGTTCACATATGTTAAGACTTTAGATTGTAAAATTAGTGGCTCTATTCCAGCAGATGCAGAAGCAATTATTTGTGGAGCGTTCGATAAAGGAATAACCTTTTGGACTAACACGCAAAATGTAGGTAATTACCTTGTAAATAATGGTTTACTATCTTAGGAAGAAAGGAGAAGAAATGGGCAGAAGAAGGAGAACAAATTTCTCACTCAGTTTGCATGATAATATGCAGTTGTACTGGTACTATTATGACAGACTAAAAGAGTTAGCCATTAGTTCATTTACCTATGATAGGATGCCCGATACTATTGATGTAAGATACATGGAAATGACACTATTTGAGAAGGGAGTTACAGTTCTCTTTGAAGATGAAGTGTTAGGATATCTTGCACTTAGTTCGGCAACCAATGGTAGATGGAATGTGTATAATATCCCGATGCGGAGAAGGGCTTATGCAAGTAATGGCTATCAGAAGAAACTGGATAACACTAACTCGGTTCTTATGTATAACAATATGTTACATACTAACTCGGTTAGCGTGTGTGAAATGTTTGCAAGAAAATTGTATAACATTGACCAGACTATTAATGTAAATGTTAACGCTCAGAAAACACCTATTCTTTTAACTTGTGCGGAGAATGAAAGACTTAGTGTGTTGAATATGTATAAGGAGTATGATGGTAACCAACCAGTTATCTTTGGCAATAAGAATCTTAATAGCCAAGCGTTACAAGTTTTGAAAACAGATGCACCTTATCTTGCTGATAGATTATATGAGTTGAAGAATGAAACTTGGAATGAAGCATTGACATACTTTGGTATTCCTAATGTTAACATTCAGAAGAAGGAAAGATTGATAACAGATGAAGTGCAGAGAAGTCAAGGTGGTACGATTGCAAGTAGAAACTCAAGGTTGAAGGCAAGAGAGCAAGCTGTTGATATGTTCAATGATATGTTTGGACTGGATGTTGAAGTTAAATACGCAGACCAGTTCGATACCATATTGAATGAACAGTTTATGACCGATTTGGAAGAGGAAGGGGGTAGTAACAATGAGTAAGTATACGACAGAAGTTAGGTTTATTTGTGAAACACTTGCTGGTAAAACTGAAAGCGTTGGATATGATGATGTTAATAGTGTGCTGAATGTTGCTACTCCTTTGGTGTTCAATTTTGACTTTCCAATATTCGATGAAAATTATAGAGTTGGACTTGAAAAGAAGATATTAAAACACTTCTACACAAGAGAAATCGGATTTGAAACTGTTGGTTTATGGAAGTTAAAATTGGAAACTAAGATGAATGAAATCATGCCTTACTATAATCAGTTATATGAGAGTAGATTGATAGAGTTTGACCCTCTTAGTAATTACAAATATCATAAAACTGGTAGCGGAGAAGAGGAAGGCAATGGCGAAAAGCAAGTGAATGTCAATGCTTCTTATGGAAGTGAAACATCAACAGAGAATAGTGGTTCAGATAGTAACACAACGACAGATGTTTTCGCTGAATCAAATACCAGCACAAGTGATAGAGATTACACGAGTGACAAGGATGGTTTATATTGGGATAAGTATTCAGATACACCACAAGGCGGAGTTAATGGTTTGGATTCGGATACTTATTTGACAAATGCTCGAAAGAATACGAGTGATGAAGGTGTTGTTGACAATGAACAGATTGACGCAAGCGGAAGTGTTAATCGGAATGACACTGTTACAAGTAGCGGAACGAACAGTAATAGTGGGACTATTGAGGTTAGCGGTACTAATCAGAATGTTACCAATGGTACTGATAGTCATACTAAGGAACATAGTTACATAGAGGATGTTATTGGTTACAGCGGAGTGTCCAGTAGCAAACTGATTATGGAGTTTCGTGAAGCTATGCTGAATGTTGACATGATGGTTATTGAAGAATTGGAAGAGTTGTTCTTCCAGTTGTGGTAGAAAGGAGAATAAAATGGCTAAAGTTGAAAATTTTAGATTTTGGTGTCAGAAGGTTCTTCCACTTGTGTATGACGATAGCCTTAGTTATTATGAGTTATTGTGTAAGATGGTGACTTATATAAATAACACTATCAATGCTGTCAATGAGAACACAGAAGATGTTACTCAGATGCGTTCAGAGCTTACTGATTTTGAACAGAGGTTTATCACTCTTAAAAACTATGTGGATAATTATTTTGATAATCTCGATGTGCAGAATGAGATTAATAACAAGCTGAATGCTATGGCACAGAGTGGTGAACTTACTGAACTTATGAAGCCTTACATTGATACAATGACGGAAGGATTCGATGAACGATTAACGCAGGCACAAAATGATGCTAATTTGGCTAATACAAGAATCAGTAATATTATAAATTTACCTGAAGGAAGTACAACTCTCGATGCCGAGGTTGCAGATATCAGAGTTGGTTACAATGGTTTTACTTATGATAGTGCTGGTGATGCTGTTAGAGAGCAGATGGAAGATATAAACTGGAGTTTTAAGAGTGGGTTTAATCTGTTCGATAAAAGACACATTTTGAATGGCTATTATCTTCATGGAGTGTTTGAAGAACACGAAGGTTATTGGTGTACTCCGTTGATTTATATTGGTTATACAGATAAGACATTTATTCGAACCAATTATCAGACGTATGCTATTACAAGATATAATAGCATGAAAGAACCAATACCGAGAAGTGGAACGCAGACTGAATGGTATGACAGATATGCTACTCCAGCTATGATGGCTTCGTACACAAATGCGTATTATGTAACGTTTGCTTTTCCAGACACTGTTGACCCCGATGATGTTATGATAACTTTCACTGATGAAACAAGTGGTGGTACAGAGAACAGATGGAATACACTGTTTCCTAATCTCGAATATCAGCCGTATATGTGGGAGATTAATTCCGAGAGAGTTGAGGTTCAGAGTGAAGATAAGACACTTGACGAGTTCGCTATTAGTGTAAGAAACGAGATTGGTATTGGAAACGAAGAGTTCTTCAAGCTGTTTGAAAAGACTAATGGTGTTACGATTACAACTGATAGTTATACTGGTAGTAAGATTGCATCATTTACGGGATTAACTACTGGCAATAAAACGTGGTGTACTGCTGTTCTTGGTGGTTCTCCGAGTAAAGCATATGTGTTAGAGTTTATGGGATATAGTAGTAAACCCGAATACTCCGCTGATTTGTCAACTGGTGCTATGTTAGTTGTTGAGTTCTATGACAAGAATGGTATAATTATTGGAAGCAAATATAATAGCTATGTGCTTGGTGCTAAGCGTAGAGGTTTCCACAGATACGGATTCGTTTCGCCTTATGGATGTTCTTCTGTTCATATCAGATTCGTTACAAGAAAGAAT